CGGGCAGGGAGGTGCACTGCCAAGTGCACCCCCTAGGAAAGTGAATCCGAGAGGATACACGATCCCCCCTGAAGCTTTTAAAGCTATCTCCTCCCTACTGGGAGGAGACCCATCTAAGTCTTGTGTCGACGGACCTAGCACGTCCAGCATAGCTAAGATGATCTTCATCAAAGTAGGGGTCTTCACCCCTCTTCAAAAAGAATTTCATCAAGGCACCAGAGTCACTTAAAGGTGACTTCGGAATCTTGGACACAACAACGCTTGCCTTTGCAAGCCAGCGTTGTAGCTTTGGACACCATTTTCCCTTTGTAAAAACATCGAGAAAACTATGTCGACCAAGACCCTGCGAGTCTTTTCGGATAACGGGAAAGGGGGCTAGTCTCTCAAGAACGTTATCGATATGCTCAGCTGTCACCCATAGGCCAGCTTCATAAAGCTGATTCCTATGAGCGACAAAAGAAGCAAACTCGCTAGCTTGCCGTCTATGGTTGGGGGGTAAATGTGTGAGACGAACGGGTTTAACCGATTCGCCATCATAATACTCCCCACCGCAAGACTCTCTGAACTTACCAGTCCAGAAGGACTTAGCGGAGTTGACCTTAAGACCAAAGGTCTCAAGGGCTTCTACCACAGATGGTACTTCGCCTGTGGGGATAATGATATCATCCCCATAGACACGCACACGTCCATGATATCGTAAGATATCATTGGACGTAAGTGGGCGCATAAGCCTCTTCTCAATCCCAAGAAAGATGATGGTCAAGAAAACCATCGCTTCGATAGGAAAACAGAGAGCTGAACCCATAGACGCAAACTTGGATAGGGATACAATTCCATGTCCAGGTACGTCTGCAGTTTCAGAACGACAAGCCATAACCGCCGCATAAAGTGACGGGTAGGGCTTCAGTAATGAAACAACATGACGTAAAGACACGCGATCACTGGCCTCACTAAGATCAAGCGTAGCAAGTTTGCCACTTTTTGATCCAGATCTAGCCATCTCCTGGTTAATTGACTGGTCAATAAAACCAATCATTTTTCCAAGACGTCGGGACTTCTCAAGATTATGAATGAGAAGTTCCATGAGACCTTGTTGCGCATATTGCATATGCGCAGGTTCCATGGCGATGATACGCGGAGTCTTCAGCGTTTTAGGAACTTGAACAACCTTAACAGGCGGTTCAAGGCCGGGTTCAAAGAATGTAACACGGCTTAGTTCATCTGAATATCCGTAATTCGGTATCAGAAAATCAGCGGAAGGAAAGAAGTTGTCTTCCAACCTTCTCGACCAGAACCGGAAATCAAATTTCCGATTGCCGCTAATACCATCAGCGGTTTTTCCAGGTCCGTGCTTCGGAACATGAAGTCCTTCACTAACCGTAAGGTTAATATTGGACAATAATGAACCGAAGAGAAGTCCAGAAACTCTCTGGAGACTGTCAAGCTCATAACTGAGCTTGCTGTCATGCTTCTTTACATCTTCTTCACACTCGATATACTTGCTAAATGCCTTTCTCACCCTCTCAGGTGAACAGGGCAATAACACCTTCTTGCTATAAAGACAAATCTGTCTAATATAGTAGATTGATGTTATACAAGGAACATCGAGTATGCAACCACTTTTCTGGTCAAACACTTGCCTTAGCAAACCTCCGAGAAATCGGGGGAGAGCTCGGTGCTTTGAAAAAGCAACAAAGCATCCTGGGGCAACCTTTCCATCAGCCAGACTTCTCTCGAAGTCGGAGCAAAAGGAGGGAAGAGTGATTGTCAAAAATGACAATCCTTCGTGTTTGACACGCTCCGTGATCTTTTCATAATCACGGAGGGTGCTCGCACAACACCACCTCTCAGCATCTGCTAAGAGGCATTTATAGAGAGGCAATAGGCTATTCATGTTCACCTCACAAAAGGTTGGACATTCCTAGTCTAAGGCAGCCAACAAAACACAAAAATATTACTTCTCGCCGCCAAGAAGCTGAAGCATCTTGGCGCCCGAAGAGGCAGTGAGATAGGCCATAAACCCATCTGTAACCTGCTTCTGCTCAGTGACGGTATAACCGACACCAGGCACATCGACAACGACATAGACCGCCATATTGTATTTGGCGTTCAAAGTCGAATCGAAGGGATTCGAAGCGATCTTAGAATGATCGAGACGGATCAAACGACGGTATCGACCATTGGCCGAAACTTGTTGTCCAACCGACTCTTTCACAAGAGCGTCCGAAGTGACGAAAGTTCCCAAGGGATCTTGAGTCACGCGAGCGAGAGACAACGCAACAGCGTTGATAGTAATAGATTGTGGGTCGGCGAATGCCATAGTGACCTCCTAAAATGAATGGAGCCCGGTTCAGAGCCATCGTGAACCTCGGTTTATACCGAGAGCAGCGATGATTCCAAGCTGAAAGGCTGAAAAAGTAGCCGGGTTTAAACCAAAACCGAAGGGAGTGGCAGCATAGCGAACTTTAGAAGTTCGACGACGAATGCTCTGCACGTTAGCAGGGCGGCCGTCTGCCCATGTAGCACCATCAACTGAGTAAAAAGTATCCTCAGATTTGGTCTCCATGATGTAGCCATACGCCATAGTAAGGTTGTCGTGAGTAAAGGCAGACCAATTGCGAGCTATATCGCCTGCATTGGAAAACCAGTCGACAGCCCAAGACCAGGGAGCTAACCTCCAAAGCAAGTCAGGATCCAAACGCAAACCATAGAAATGGTGAGCATAAGTCTCATAGAGTTGCAACCACGAGATCTGATCGATCACGGGGGGGAGGTAATAAGTGAAAGCACCTTTAAACCATTGATCCGTCTGAGTGACGGTGGTTTTTGATGCAACACCCAAGCTACCTATCAACCGGTTCAAAGTAGGTGCGGGATACGGAAACGCATTCCCGGATATCACCGATGAAACGGCTGAAGCCACATGGGGAAACCTATAGGATCGTCGAATCAGTCGACCAGAATCACGGTTGAACTGAATCACCCTACGTCTCAAGGTACGAGTGACATGAATAAAGTCACGAATATCTTGGATAAAGGGGAGCCATCCAAATGCAACGTTCAGATACTCATCTGAACCGTTGCGAGCGAGATTGCGAAAGTGTTTTGCGCGATCACGCCAAGATTGGGGATCGGTCCGATTATAAGGCCGACCACCACCCAGAGAACGACCAGGTCGTCTCGGGGGCTCACGAAGTTCTACAAGGAATTGCCCCATATTAGACTGTGGATTAGTCGGGATGCAACGAGCAATAGCCGTCGCACCTTGCGCGTACAATACGGCCGCTGAGGATGGATCCAGGAAAGATCCTGTAGTCCATTCAAAGTGAGCGCATTGATTGGCGTCAAACTGATACGTATAACCCAGAGGACGATCAATAATAAATAGATCGACACGCTGAATGCCCTCGCGAACGATAGTTTGAGCGAGGTAATTACCACCTATATCAGGGTGGAGGTTTGTATCATGAAATGCCCGACGCATTCGAGAGAAAGGATTTCCTTTCGAATACTGATAACCACCGTCATTGACGTCGACACCAAGGTGCTGAGTCTGGATAAGAGAACCGGTAATCGTACGCCACACTTGTGTGGCACGAGCCGCTTCGGTATAAACAGATAATCTCCGCCCATGGTATCCCGTCATAGAAGTCTCCTTCGGAATGGTGCTGACTAAAATATAATCAGCAGGTGTTGTGCGAACACTGGGGGCCCCAATG